GGTTTTTGGGGAGCAGAAAATAAAGAAAAATATGATGAATATGTAAAAATATCAAATAATTATTTTGAAGAAAATGATAAGAAATATCAAAATTTAAAAAAGGAAAATTAAAATGACAGATAAATTCAATGTATACTTATACAACGCAGAAGTTAAAAAAATAGTTGATGGAGATACATTTGATATTCTTATTGACTTAGGATTTGATACCTTTAGGAAAGGTAGAGTGAGATTATATGGAGTAAATACTCCTGAGAGTCGCACTACTAATCTTGAAGAAAAGAAAATGGGCTTAGCTGCTAAAGAGTTTACAGATCAGTGGATCACTACTGCCGGTCACAAGATTAAAATAGAAACAATTCTTGATAAAAATGAGAAATATGGAAGAATACTTGCTAGAGTATGGAACGAAGCAGGAGCTTGTTTGAACACAGACATAGTTACTGCAGGCTTAGCCAGAGAATACTTTGGCGTAGGCGACAAGACATTTCAGGAATTCAAGAAAGCATAACAGTGCAAACATTTTTACCATATGCAGATTTGGAATTATCTGTAAAAGTATTAGACTATAGACGGTTAGGAAAACAACGTGTTGAAACATTTCAAGTTCTTAATATATTACTCGACAGAACGCCTACGAAAGGCTGGAGAAACCATCCAGTCACTCGTATGTGGACTGGTTATGAAGAAGCATTAAAGCTATATCAAAATTACACCATCAACGAATGGGTCTCTAGAGGCTACAAGAATACAATGAAGCTTGAAGAAGTTGACTTAGAAGATGTAGTAATGCCACCATGGTTTGGGGTAGAATCTTTTCATCAATCCCACAGATCAAACCTTTTGAGAAAAGATTATGAGTATTATTCACAGTTCTTTAACGAACCATCAGATTTAGAATACCTTTGGCCAGTATGAGTGTTACAGTATATTTAGCAGGTGCGATGGATTATGTCGGGGACTATGCTAAGGGATGGAGACAGGAAGCTACTTTAATGTTGGCCCTACGTGGGTACAAGGTGTTGGACCCAACTTCTATACCAGAAGGGGAAGATATGTCCCCAGAAGAAAAGGTACAAAAAAATCTATTTATGCAGAAGAGATCAGACATTCTCCTAGTAGAATACATGCTAGAAGATAGAGCTTACATAGGTACTGATTTTGAAATGGCTTGGGCAAAGATGAATGATCAGCCAATCGTAGTTATGTGTTCTAACCAAAATAAAGATCGCCCATACATGAAGTATATGGCCACAAAAATAGTAGATAATATTGAAGATGCTATAGAATACATATCTATTCATTATCCAGCTAACTAAGATTTTATACGATGTACCCAACAGTAATAATAGAAAATTTAATAAAAGAAGATACTCTTAATTTAATAGAGTCTTCTTTTATTAATTTAGATTTTGAATTAGGTCCTTTTGAAAAAGAGGTAACAAATTCAACACTGCGAGGTTATTTTGTAGATCAAAATTTTGTGTACTATGATTTTATGAAAGTAATAGACGACAAAATAGACAAACATATTAAAGCTCATTATCCTAAACAATTTGAATTATGTAGTGGACAGGTGATAGTAAGGTATATAAAGAATCAGTTTATTAAAAAACATATAGACTGGCATTATGAAACTGAATCAGATATTTTAAATAAGAAAAAAACAATTTACTTAAGTTCTGTTTTTTACTTTAATGACAATTACTCTGGTGGAGATTTAGTTTTTTATAATGATAATAAAGAAAAGTATTTTTCTATTAAACCTAAAAAAAATTGCCTTATACTATTTGACTCACTTCAAGTTCACTCCACTATACCTATCATTTCTGGGACAAAGTATTCCTATACAAACTTTTATACTTTAAAGGATTAACAATTTTTTATTTGATGTTATCGAATGTTGCTTATTGAGCTACTGGGTGTTATAATTATATTCTTATATTAAATAGCGAAAGCTACAATCTAAAGGAAAACAATGTCAGACAATAAATTTAAATATTTTACTGTAACAACAACTTCAGTCGTCAAGGCTAATAGTAAAACAGATGCTCAGAAGCTTGCCATGGGTCGTCGTGGAGTTACTGGTGAAGTTTTGTTCAAGGATGTTGAGATCGAGCGCATTTCTGCAATTGAAGCTCGCGAGCAGACAATAGCCTAATTATAATATTGGTATAATGGAGGGCTGCTTTAATGTGGCCCTCCATTTAACCTTAGACTGGAATACATATGATTTATGCACAAATGGTAGGCAAGAATGAAAGCTCTAGATTTTTAGAGCCAGTCCTACAGAGACTATCAGAACAGGTAGATAAAATTATATTTACCGATGACTGTTCTACAGATAATACCCCAGAAATTGCATCTAAGTATGCTGAAGTCTTCATTAATGAAGAGTCGCTTTTTTCTAAGCACGAGGGTCAATTAAGAGCTAGAGCTTGGGGTAACCTAGAGAAGTTTGCAAAGCCTGGTGACTGGGTGATAGCAATAGACTGTGATGAGATGCTATACCATACAGGAGATTTGGCCCCTAGAGATGTTCTAGCTAAATCACAATTTGATATAGTTAATGTTCGTTTCTATCATATGTGGAATGAAACACAGTATAGAGTGGATAAACTTTGGGCTCCAAATAATTCTACTCGTATTTTCCGCTTCAAAGAAGGTGGAGGTTTCCATAACAGAGCCCTTGCCTGTGGATCTGAACCCACTTATGTAGGGGAGTGGATGCAGCAAAGAAATTACTGGGCAGATTCCAACCTCATCATGCAGCACTTAGGCTATACTCATGACATAGACAAAACTATGAAGTATGAAAGATATTCCACCCTAGATGGTGGAGCTTTCCATCAACTTGATCACATCAATTCTATAATAGACCCTAATCCAGTTTTAATTAACTGGGGAAACTTTGGTATTTAAATGAGTAACGACTCCATAATTCTAGACCCAGTTAAGTCTATTATTGATCTAACTAAAAAGATGGATGAAAAAGAAAAATTTGCATTCATTAACTTACCCCCTGCTGCTATAGCATCTTTGAATTTTTCTTCTGAAAAAAAACTTCCAAAGTATTTCGTTAAAGCTATATCAAATTGTGCTGCAATTGAAGATGATAATTTTCTGAAGGCAGTCCCTGCAGAGATTGCCTACGACATAGAAAAAGGTAAGTTAGCTAATATAGGATTGAATAACAATAGATACTATTATTCTTTAAATACTTTTGAGCACTTCTATAACACTAGAAAAGAAGTCGTAGACATATTTGTTAATCATTATATTAGAGACTCAAAAAATGTAATCGTTACTTTTCATGACAAAAAAGTGATACAGGGAATATTTGGGACCAATCAGCAGATTATAGCTGTTCCATATAATGGTTACTTTGATAAGATAGATTCCATACATGCACAGATAGCTGAGCTTGATGGTAAAGTCGATTACTGCATTATGGATTGCCCGCTTTTAGCCACCGCTTTAGCCCCTAAGATTTGGGAGACATTAAATATGTCGATACTTGACCTGGGAAGAGTTGTTAGTACTAGTAGATTTTCAAATACTAAAACTAATGAAAAAAGATAATTGGGAAGAAGAATCTGACAATACAGAATACTTAGTTGATTTATTATTTGAAACTTCTTTAAGCTTAAATCAAATAGCAAAAGAAGTTGGCTGGCCAATAGCTAGAGTTAATAAAAAGATAAATCAATTAGGTCTTTCTTGGTTAAAAGAATCTAGAAAAAAAGTATCTAGAGGACAAACAGCTTTAACTAATATTATGAAGAAGCTATTGCCCAGCGAAAAGATAGTTAATGAATTCTATCTAGAAGACAAGCTTAGACTAGATGTTTACTGTCCAAGCTACAAGTTAGCTGCGGAGTATCACGGTAGGCAACACTTCTATTATACTTCTAAATTTTTTGAATCCAAGTATGAGTTTGAAGAAGCGCTTAAGAGAGACAAAAGAAAAATAGAGATATGCAAGGAAAGAGGCATAGCTCTGGTTGTTATCCGCTATAATGATGAACTTACCGAACAATCTGTTTTTGATAGAATGATAGATGCCATTAGGCATTCGCCTCATGTCAAGGAACAGAAGATTAAGAATGAATTGTATTCTTCTGATTTTTATATAGAATCTAAGAAAAAACTTTCTGAACAAAGAAAAAAAGCTTACAAGACAATGAAAGAAAAGCGAAAGAATGACAATCGATAATCTTGAAGAGCTTGATGATACCCCAATAGAGTATCAGATCTTTGCCCTATCTCTTAGAGAAGAGGGGGCTATAAAGTATTTCTCAGAGGAGTTAGACCCTTTAATAGTGGGAATTAACCATGGGCAAAAGGGGATTCACGAATTTTATCGAGCCCTACTCGCCTACCATACCGCTACTCAACTAGATGTAGTTGATCCAATTGGATTTAAGAGTTGGCTAGAAACAGAAACTGACATCAAAGAGGGGCTTGGTGGTAACGCTGGAGTGACAGTGATGATGGACTTGTTGATGTCCTTAGATCTTTCAACCTCTGATTCTGTAGTCCAATTGGTTAAACATAAAGCCAATAAACGCAAACAGATCGACTACCTGCAAGAGTTGCAGCTTATCCTGAACCAAAAAGGCAGTAAGTCTGAAAAAGATTTATCTAGGATTAATTTAATTACTTCTGAAATTAGAGAACTAGAAAATCAATTAAACTATAACCCATTTGATAAGTTAACTACGGCTAAAGATATTTCTGATAGAGTAGAATCCTTGCTGGACATACCAAGCTTTGTGCCAACTCAATTTAAGGCACTCAATAGAGCTATGGGTTATACTGATGAAGGTGGTTTTTTTAAGGGTGCAGTTCACGCCATAATAGCTGCTTCAGGTAAGGGTAAGAGCACCTTTGCTAAGTGCCTAGTTAATAACTGGGTAGACAATGGGTATACGGCTTTATACGTCAACTTTGAAGAAGCAACTGGTCACTGGGAAAGAGTCCTTATGACCCAGATAATTGGCAAGAACGTGTACAAAGACGCAGATACATGGAGTCCAGAAGAGAAACAAAAATACATAGATAAGTTTAAGGCTAAGTTAGCAGAGTGGGGCGACAGACTCATGGTTAGGCATGACCCGGAAACTCCATACTTTGAGGACCTAGAGAGATGGCTCAAAGATATAATTGAGCATTCAAACAAGACTCCTGACATCGTAGTAATTGATACTATACAATCAATGTTCACCAAAGGTGGCAAAGGTAAGCCTAGATGGGGTGAGTTTGAAGAGATGATGGTCAAGCTGGAGAAGCTTGCTAGAGACATGAATTGTGTTCTGATTATTACCGCACAAGAAAACTCTAATCGAATGAAAGAAAAAAGAGAAGTAGTCCAACAGTCTGATACCGGAGGATCACTAGCCATCCAACAAAAGTGTGCTGTTACTATATTTATAACAGAGAAAAAACTTTTGAGTGGGGATGACTCTGAAGACGACAATATAATGCAACTACAGATACCCAAAAACAGAATTACAGGTTCTAGCTTTCTTTATAACCCACCACTTGTTAGGTATGTAGACTCTAAAAAGATATACGAAGAATACGATCCCGTAACAGAGGAAGACTACGATACAAGTTCGTTACTAGATGATTTATTAGATGATGGAGATTTTGATATATGAAACAACTAAAGGTGGAGTCCATTAAAGACTTCCAAACATGCGCTCTTCTATACAGTTATAGGCATGAGCAAAAATTAAATGAAACTATCCCATCTAGAGATGTGTTTACACAAAAATTTGAAAATACAATTAAAAGTGTTATCAATTTTTTCTTTTACAAAAAACAAGGCGGGTTCACCCCATCTTATGCATCCCTATTGAATAGGTGGGAAAAAATATGGTATCCAAAAGATATGACTTCCTATGATATTATTCATGAACAGCATGAGAGCTACTATGGCAATAATGCAAGTCTAACTTCACGAGCTGCCTCTACTCTTTTAAATTTTTATAATATATATTCACAAGATGATTCCATACCAATATCAATAGACCAACCATTTATAATACCATTAGGCGATTCTACAAAAGTAGACGGTAATTTTGATTTAATCTTAGCTAAAGATAACCAATACTATGTCTATAAATGGGTCTTTAACTTTAGAAGCTCTCATGCAGATACGTATCAAGTTGATTTTTCTGTTCTACACGAAGCTTTTAAACATAAGTTTGGCGCTAAAATAAATCAAGCTCATTTTGGATACTATGATCTATTGGCTTCTAACCAAAAATTTACGGATTTTCAAATAGATAAAGAAGATTCTAATTCTTTAAAATATTGGGCTAATACTATCAACGAAACAGAAGTTTTTGCTCCTAGAAGAGGTCAGACAATCTACTGTAAGAAATGCCCATTCGATACACCTTGTTCAAAGTGGAAAGCCTGGGATGGCATAGAAGCCCCAACCAGCTGATATACTATTAGTCTTAACGAAAGGCATTCATTTTGGCTAACAAATCAATACTTGATGATATTTTAAATAAAGAAAAAGATTCTATATCAATTGAAGAAGAGGCTGTAATCCTAAAGCCACTATCGGAAGAAATTGATTTAATAATTAATGACGGAATAAAAAGTTTTGTTAAATCTATTTTAATTAGATCTAATTCTTTTTGGGAAATACCATCTAGTTTTTCTGGGAGATTTCATCCACCTGATGAGCATAACAAGGGCGGCAATGCCCTTCATACCAAAAGAGTAGTGAGAGCTGCAAAAGTAATTTCTGATTCCTACTCTTTAAACACAGAAGAAAGAGACTTAGTCTACGCTGCATGCCTACTACATGACTTGACTAAAGGGATTACGTCCAAAGATGATGATAAGTCTTTTGTTTACGACCCACTTCACCCCTATACTGTTGGCCATTTTGTTGAAAAATGTCAAGCTTATGACAAGAAGTATGCAGGAGAATCTCAATCTTCAACGCTATTTGTAGATGAAGAGACGATACAATCAATCCTTAGACTAGTTAGGTGTCACCTCGGTCCTTGGTCACCAGTCCCGGAGACTATACCTATCACCTATCTAGAAGTCATAGTGCACCTTGCAGACAACCTTGCTTCAAAAGTCCATTATATAACTGATGGAGATACTATAATAGAAGAACGTTGGAAGTTTTAGTTGATAGACAGTGAAGAAAGAATATCTAAAAGATACTTTATATTAAACAATCTAGAATATTTTATAGCTGAATCGGTATACTACAGAACCTATTCGGAAGACATGGAAGACTATGCTAAGAAAATTCTTTATAATTATAATGATCAATCTGGAAGCTTGAATATAAAATGAGAATATCCTCAGACAATACTAGGTATACTTCTGCTTGGAGATACGTAGAGCTCGCCAAGTACGTGCCATCTCTAGGTAGAATTATAAGAATAAAGAAAGAAGATGATCCTGTCTTAGTAGATATAGATAGATTAGATGCTTTTAGGGAAAAGTACAATAACCTTGGGCTATACACTTCTGTGTGGCAGTATAACTCTAAGGACATAGACGTTGCTACCAGAATGGGTTCACTTTATTTTGATATAGATAACAAAGACGTTAATGTTTCCCTAGAGGAGTGTAAGAGATTATACTCTTATCTTTCTAATTACATTCC